TACCTTAAATCCAAAAACATTATATGTTGGACTTGCTGTATAATCAATAACCAAACTGGTATTTTCATATACTTTATCGATAAATAACATACGCTCCGTCATTTCTAATGCATCGCTACCCGATCCAAATATCTCTTGAGATCCATATCTTTTGCCAAAATCAAGGTTGGTATAGTTATTAATCATTGTTCTTGCTATCTGTTCCGCCATTAAAATATCAGCTTCTGACTGATAATTAATATCTGATGGTTTGGCACCAATTCTATAATAATCAACCAGGTCGCTAATAGTAGCGTATGGGGTAACAATTTGTGCAAATTGATTTTGATAGGTAGATTTTCCACTCAACGAATATGACCATGTAATTTGTATAACACGATTAAGTTGAGTGATATCTGGTGTAATTTCATAAGAGTATTGACCAGTAGGTGGGTCATTAACAGCAGATGCAGATGAAAGCAAAACTGTGCCATCATCTGCATCCTTTATGCTTACTAAAACATTTCCGTCAGCATTTGTTAATTGCCCTTGTTTATAAATAACTAATGAAACTGTCTGTTGTGTTCCATTGTGAATTTGTTGCAATTAAATTCCTCCAATAAGATTAGCCGTAGAATTCCTGGACTTCTCTAGGTGTAGCTAATCTAAAACCTTGATGTAGGTCAAACACTGCCTGTGCATCATTTTCTGTCATTGGAACAAATGGGTGCTCTTGCGAGAAAATATAATTACCAATCTGATAAGACATATTATTTCTATCCATTTTAACCAAAACAACATTTGGTGCAGTGGCATCAAGATTCTGTGATCGTGGACTTGGGTCTGGTTGTGGTTCAACCTTTTCACTATCAAAGAATCTCTGATAAGTTTCGTAGGTTACGCCTTCTTCTTCAAGTAGCAGGATTAGCTGCTGTTTTGAAATTTTTCCTGGTAACTCTACAGCGAAAGATTCTGCAATCTCTCGCAATTCTTGTACTTTTAGTGTATCAAATGACATTTGATTCCTTTCTATCTAAAAATATTATACCAAATAATATTAAAAATGAATAAAGGGAGCCAATATATGCTCCCTTTACCCATAATCTGCTTAATGCTAGAATGTTGAAACAACACCTGCGCCAGCTTGTAGATTCACATTGGAACCCTTGACGTATGATCCGTTTGTTAGACCAGAACCGTCTGCGAATGATCCAAATGCTGAACCCTGCGGTACAGTTGAACCTGCCACCTTAATGTTCTTAACAAGAACATGTGCATCATAGTTTTCCAAAGCACAACCAACACGAATGAATAGTGTGTATTCAATTGTGTCTTTCTTTGGCTGGAAGAGACGATATACGACAACATCACGCTTGATACCAACGATAAAGTTCTGCGGGAATGTAAGGTGTAGATCACCATGCAAACCTGTAGCAGTACCGTTAGGACCAGCTGTGTAGTCACCTGCACGAGTCTCATCAATTAGCGGAACGTTGATAACAGGGATACCAAACGCAAATGGCGTTGTAGTACCTGGACCACCATCATTAGCAGCAGTTTCTCCACGAAGGATACCTGAAGAGATATCAAATGGGAGGAAATTACCGCTTGTGTTAGTCAGGTTGTATAGATAATCCTGTACCAAGTTTGAACCTGCGTAGAATCTCAACTGATTACGGCGTTGCTTGTACTTACGAGGTAGTTGCTTGATAGCTGCATTGAATACAGCTTTATCCAAACCATAACCCTGTGCATCAACAACGTGTGCCTTTGTGTTAGCAAGTGCACGGAAACCGCTGAATGCTGACATAAGACCACCACTGTAAGTTGAATCACCATTGATCAATACATCTTCAACATCGTTACCAGCCTGGGTAGCCATCAATCTTGCGATATGATCTTCTAGATCTGGACCTTCAATATTATCTTCTAGAGATTCTGCTGAAAGTTCCCAGTCAAGACGTAGCTTGCGAGTTGTCAAAGAGATCTTTGAGAACAGTGCATTCTGAGCTGTAAAACCAGCACCTGTTGAGTTTGTGTAATCACGAGGATTATCTTCTGATGCAAGCTGCATGATTCTCTGACCAACTGCGACACGATCAATTTCGGTTGTATTTGAGCGCATACGGATTGTACGAGCCTGTTTTGCCAAAATTGTGGCATCCCACATGTAGTCAAGGAAACGATTAGCCTGATCTGGGTAAAGGAGACCAGTTCCGCTAGGAACGGATACGCCGTTATCACCAGTTACTGTCTGGGTTGCCCCAAGATTGCTTGTGTCAATTACTTTCTGTAAAAGTTCGTTACTCATATTTTTTTTCACCTACCTTTCGGAAATAGATTTTTTATTATAGGCTTTCTGCGCCGAGGAAGCGACCTTGCCAAATTGATTCGTTACTTTTTTCGATCTTGGCTGGATTATCCACTTCTCCAGATTTTTTGAATGCTGTGTCATTTTCATACATAGCAATTCTTTCTCTTGTTTCATCAAGAGACTTTTGTAGATCTGTAACAAGATTAGTTAAAGAGTCAATAGACTTTGTAAGCTCCTGCTTTTCTGTAACTACTTCATCAAATCTTTTAGCAAGATCTGACTTTTCATTATCTAGGGCTTTTCGTAGTTCGGCTGTGTCAGCCTTTGTGTCTTCAATACTCTTTTCAAGCTTTTCACCAACAAAGTCTTTGAGGTCTGTAACCATCTTTGTGAAGTCTAAATCATTGACCTCTACTTCTGAAATTTCTGCAGCCTCTTCATTTGCTGCATCATCACTTTCTTCAACGACTTCGTTGATTTCTTCAGCTTCTTGGTTTTCTAGATTTTCTTCTGTCACGATACTACCTCCTTTGCTGATTTTATTATTTTTTTTCTTCTTTTTCTTGGCTTTTGTAGTGCCAATGTTGTTTTGATCTGGATACAAATTAATTGTATCTTCAGAGTCAATAACACTTAGTGGGGCGGATGGGGAATCTGTGGTTCCATTTGGTCCATGATTTGGACCTGGAGCATCATCTTTCTTAAAATATGAATCTACTACTTTTTTAATAGATGAATTTTTTTCTTCATCCATTTTCTCAACCCACCCGATGGTTTCCATTGAATCTCCGCAAATGCTGCAATCCTTTGTTTCTCCCGAATAAGCCGTAGCAACCTGATCTGTTCCGCACCAGAATACGTTTTCCGCTTCAACTTCTGTTGCCATCCCCTTAAAAATTAATTCATCTCCACTTTTTTGAATTGAAAATACATTTGCAAGTGGGTTGGCGGGATTATCAACAAGACTTAGCTCATGTAGGTCATACTCTTTGATAACTCTACGCTCTTCATCTTCTTCTTTTTCTCCAGGCTCCATAGAAGCCTTTACAATATTACCGCCAATTGAAAAACCAGTAAGGGTGCCATCAAGAACTTTTTTCCAAGTATCTTCTGCACCCTTTGAAATATATGCCTGTACAAAAACGCCTTTATAGTTTTTTCCAGAATCTGCGTCATAGTAATCTTCTTCATTAAATGACAAAACTTTTCCTACAGCAATTGGCTGATGCATTTCACGAATGTTTCCACGAAACCTTTCGAATGCGCCTTTACTTGCTTCTGACGTAACAATATCACCGTGTCTGTCAACATTATCTAATGTTGCAAAGCCTGATACGGTGCGATTTTCTTTATCTACTTTGGCAAATGGAAAAGCTAGACTCATCTTGCGGTCTCCATTAGACCATGTGGCTTTTTGAATATTCATACTATTTAAATGATACCAATTTTTGTAAAGAATACAAAATTTACAAAATTATTTTATTCTTGCTTTCTTCCTTCACCCTTTGGGTTTCTTGCATCACCCTGAGTGTCAGCAGCGTTTATATTTCTTTTTTGATCTCTTTCTCTTGTGCCTTTTGCATTAGCTACTGCATCAGCTGCTTGTTGTGGTTTTAATTCTAACGGATCGTCCCCGCCATCTCTTGGTGGAAGACCCTTACGAAGTCTAACATCATTAGGAACAATAACCTTATCCTTAAGATAAACATCATCAATTCTTGCTTGAGTTTCTTCGTCTGTAAGTGTAAGTTCATTAAATTTAAGAACAAAGGCATCTGTAATTTCAGCAATTACTGGCTTTAGCTTATGCTCTAAGTAGTCCTGTTGCGGTCTACATACTTGTTCTTTAAAGGTTTT